CTATATGTAATTTGCATGTAATACTTAGTATTGTTAAAATACGATAAATATTAGTATGACAAAAAAATATAGAACAATAACAGTCAGTGATGTGCATCTGGGCACCAAAAATTGTAAAGCCGAACTACTTGTAGATTTTCTAAGTGAAAACACTTGTGAAACACTGTATTTGGTTGGTGATATAATCGATGCATGGAAAATCCAACAGAATAGGCTAAAGTGGCGCCAAAGCCATACCGATGTTGTTCGTAAAATTCTAAAACATGCTAGAAATGGTACTAAAGTAATTTATGTAGCAGGCAATCACGACGAGTTTTTAAGACCAATGATACCATATGGTGTTAGCTTTGGTACCATTGTAATATGCAATCAAGCTACTCATATCGGCGCAGATGGTAAAAAGTATTTAGTAGTACATGGCGATTTGTTTGATGGTATCACTAGATTAGCGCCATGGTTAAGTTTCTTAGGCGACAGAGCATATGATGTTATTTTGGATCTAAATAGCAGGTTCAATTGGATTAGACATCGTATGGGTTTTGGTTATTGGAGCTTAAGCCAATTCTTAAAACACCGAGTAAAAAAAGCTATTGATTTTATGTTTCAGTTTGAAAGAACTATTACCGCTTATGCCAAGAAGCGTGGTTTTCAGGGCGTAATATGTGGGCATATACATAAAGCTGAAATTAAAGAAGTAAATGGTATTACATACATGAATGATGGTGACTGGGTAGAAAGTTGTACCGCCCTAGTAGAACATCATGATGGCAGTTGGGAAATAATACGTTGGGCACAGGACAAAAAAGATGTGGCTGATGATTCTTCTAGCAGTTAATATTACAAACCCGCAAGATATACCGGGTAAAATAACACTAGAATTTCCTACCCAACAAGCGTGTGAGCAAAGCTTACAAACTATGCGTTACCAATTAAAATTCAATGGTTTTAAAGTCGAGGGAAAATGCATAAAACAATACTCATCGTAACAGATAACTTACCAACTCAAATCAATGGCGTGGTCACAACTTTCAAGAACATTCAAACTCACGCTGATCGTGATGGGTACGATCTTGTTTATCTTGACCCCGGGCAGTTTTACCATATTGATTGTCCTGGCTACCCTGAGGTTAAACTCTCCTTACCTTGGAAAATTGGCAAAAAGATCAAGGCGTTATCTCCCGATTATATTCACATTGCTACGGAAGGGCCGGTAGGCTTAGCCGCTAGAATTTGGTGCGATATGAATGGGTATTCATATAATACTTCATATCATACTAAATTCCCAGAATTTCTTAAAAAGATATATGGTATCCCCGAGGGCTTTACTTATAGATATGTTCGTTGGTTTCATAAGCATAGTGGTAGAGTATTAACAACTACACAGTCTATGGTCGATCAGTTATATGATCATAAATTTAAAACTAACATAGTAGCTTGGACTAGGGGAGTAGATCGTGAATACCTACAGCCAAGTCGAGTATGGAATCACGATCATTATATAGGTCTAAAGCCACTAGTATTATATGTAGGTCGTGTAAGTAAAGAAAAGAATTTAGATGCACTATGTAAACTACAACATAAATATAAAATTCATATCGTAGGAGACGGTCCTGATCGTGCGAGATTAGAACGGGAATATACTGATGTAGAGTTTTTAGGATACAAAACAGGTCAAGCGTTGGCAGATTGTTATGCTTGGGCTGATGTATTTGCTTTTCCCAGTTTAGTTGACACATTTGGCATAGTTATTATAGAATCTCTAAGCTTAGGAACACCTGTAGCAGCATATCGTGTACAGGGCCCACTTGATATCTTAGAAGAGGGCGTAACAGGGTACATGTGTGATGATCTAGCTACTAGTATAGATCAGTGTTTATTACTAGACCGAGATCAAGTCAAACAATCTAGTGAACGATGGACTTGGGAAAATTGCTGGGAAGTCTTTAAAGAAAATTTAACGGAACTAGAAAATAAATAACATCATGGAAATAAAGCAAGCAACTGATTGGCAAACAGTATCAACTAAAATCAGGCGAGAGTTAAACGACATAAAGTATAACCCAGACCTATACAAAATGCTAAAAAACATTGACGCAATGGTAACTGAGATTTCTAAGCTAGAAGTTATCTATCGCAGGGCTATCTCTAGGCCCGCACTAGACGCTAAGTTAGCAGACGCTAACAAAGCTATCACACATTTAGAAAAATTGATCCTCATGGCCAAGCTTATGAACTGATGTAAACTTGAGTTTACATGTCAACCTAGGCTTACATTATGACAAATGTCACAAAACTGTGTCTAACCCTAGATTTGACATTAAATGGGCATCAGTGTATAATAGCTTTATGAACTCGACAAACACCCGCAAGCGCAGGACCGATCGCAATCAAGTGATTTACTTTATCCAAGATAAAGTCACTGGCGAGCAGTATATTGGTCTGACTGCACTGTCATTCAACGGCAGCGTCTTTAAGACTCTTCGTCGCCGCATGCAAAAGCATATGCAACGGGCACTTGCTGAAAACAAAGATTGGGGTCTTTCGCGGGCTTTACGAGAGCATGGCGCCCAGCGTTTTGTTTTTGGCAAGTTGGAAATCGTTCGAGGCAAAGGCCCCGCTCATGCCCGCGAGACTGAACTGATCAATTCGCTTCAACCCAAACTGAACACATTTGGCGTCAAAGTTTGACAATAAATGAGTTTGGGTATAGAATATTCACTCATACTTAGAAAACGGAAAGAATATGAAAATCGAAACTCGTGTTGCCCGCACCAATCTGCGCCGCGAAACTACTGCTAAAAACCTTCGCCTTCTGCGCGAAGTTTTGATCGATGTTCAAGTTGCCAAAGGATGGGACGAAGAGTCCGGTCAAGCCTACGCTAACGGATACACTGAGAGTATGCTTCTCGATGTTATTTTGGAGCTTGCCTCCAAGTCTCGCTATGAAGACCTCAACGGGCTGCTTACTGCCCGTCGCATGGAAAAGCTTAACCAATTGCGTGGACAAAAATAGGTCAAAGTTGAGTGATAACTATTAAATAGTTATTTAGAAAAGGAAAAACTCATGAGTATTGTATTAGAAGCAAGCTTATCCAGAGTTTGGCAACATTTTAATAGTGACCGCCCAGTTGCATTGCTAACTGGTTTTAGGGGTGAGTACACTAGAGAAGAGAATCTGCGTAGAAACGCGGCTTTAGCGGCCGACATTAGAAATCTTGGCCTTGGGTTCTTTTATGTAGATGGATACTGGATAGAAAATCAGGGCACTCCCGAAGAACGCAAAGTCAGTGAAGATAGTATTTTTGTAATAGGTGAACCTAGTACTGATGAAAAATTTTTGGACACTATTGTAAAATTTGGCCGTCAGTATGATCAAGATGGCGTCTTGGTAAAAACAGAAGATACTGTAGCTATCTATGATAAGAATGGTGAAGTGCTGTACCCGCTCAATAAATTGAATCCTGGAAAACTGGGAACAATGTATACTAAACTAAGAAATAACAAACATACCAATACCTTTGTCTTTACTGAAGAACGGGTTGATCGTGGTTGGGCCGGCCGTTTTACCGCTTGAATAAAGAAACGAACCTAAAATGAATGCTTGGAGTCATCTACCCAACGCGACACATATAGACCGCATATTGGCTTCAGTACACGCAAATCCCAAATTATGGGAGCAGGCATGGGTGCAGGTATGGCTGCCGGCATGGAATAAGGCAAGGGTGCAGGTATGGAAGCAGGCAAGGGATCAGGCATGGGATCAGGCAGGGTATCAGGCAAGGGATCAGGCAAGGGATCAGGCAAGGGATCAGGCAAGGGGTACCATACTTGCACTGATTGCATATGATGATTCAGCCAAGTACCTAAATCTTCCCATTGACCAACTACAAATGCTTTACCATTTGACTGAACACCCAGCTTGTATTTTACTACAACCAGCCGTTGTTGCATTTGCGATGGAAAAGGAACGAGAACTGGCCCAAGGTTGACAATAAATGGATTAGGGCGTATAATACTCTTATACACTGAAACATTGGAGTTTTAATGAAAATCGAAATCGAAAACTACTTGGCAGCTATCGCTAATGACTATGCGCGATGGAACACTCTTAAAGATGATGCTACTGAAAGCGCCAAGCGTATTCGCGTCGAATTGGTTTCGGAATTCTGTGCCGGACTTACCATCGAAGAAGGTAACAAGTATATCAAGGTCATCTCTGGCGCTAGGGGTCAACGGAGTGTGCATTCGTTTATCGTCAAAAAAGACGATGGCAAGTTCAAGGCCGGCGACATTTTGAAGGCAGCATCTTGGGCAGCACCTGCCAAGAATTTTAGCCGTGGCAATGTACTGACTGGAAATTTTGGGTCAGTTCGTTGGACTGGCGCGCAATAATTTGTTTGACAATAAATCCCTGATTCTATATAATCACTTCACACTTAAACAACAGGAGTAGCAAAAATGGCTTCATCAGTTTCAGACAATCTTACGCTTACCTCAGTTCAGGTCCGCAAAGCATTGCTCAAGTCTTTCAAGGTTCAGCGTCCCATCTTTCTTTGGGGTCCTCCCGGTATCGGCAAGAGTGAGGTTGTTGCTGAGATTGCCCAAGAACTGGGCGGTCATATGATCGACCTGCGTATGTCGCAAATGGAACCCACTGACATTCGTGGTATCCCTTTCTATAACAAAGAACTGGGCAAGATGGATTGGGCTCCCCCAATCGAACTTCCTGATCAGGAACTGGCTGACCAGTTCCCCATTATCGTACTCTTCCTCGATGAGATGAATGCAGCCCCGCCAAGTGTGCAGGCCGCAGCGTATCAGCTTATTCTCAACCGTGGTGTTGGTAAGTATCGTCTGCCCAAGAATGTTGTGCTGGTTGCTGCAGGTAATCGTGAGTCAGACAAGGGCGTAACTTATCGTATGCCCAAGCCCCTTGCTAATCGTTTCTTGCATTTGGAAATGCGTAGTGACTTTGCTTCATGGCAGACATGGGCAGTGGATAAAAAGATTCACAAGGACGTGGTTGGTTACTTGAGTTTTGCTAAACAGGATCTAAACGACGATTCTAATAGCAACTCCAGCAGCCGAGCTTTCCCAACTCCCCGTTCGTGGTGCTTTGTCAGCGACCTACTTGATGACGACGACACTGATACCGATACTCTGTTCAATCTGGTTGCAGGTGCAGTTGGTGACGGTCTGGCAGTCAAGTTTATGGCTCATCGCAAAGTGTCCGGCAAAATGCCCTCGCCCACTGACATTCTGTCTGGCAAGGTCATGGACCTGCAAGTCAAGGAAATCTCGGCAATGTACTCGCTGACCATTTCTATGTGCTACGAACTGAAAGATGCACTGGATAACAAGCGGGTCAGCAACAAAGAGTTCCATGTGATGGCTGATAACTTCTTCAACTATATCATGGCTAACTTCGAAACGGAGCTGGTTGTTATGGGTGCAAAGATTGCCCTCAAAACTTACAAGCTGCCCATCGATCCCGTTCAACTCAAGAATTTCGACACTTTCCATAAGAAATATGGCAAGTACATTGTCGAAGCAGGCAACTGATTGGTGTCAGTTGTCTACTCAGGTAAGAGGTAATACTCTTA